TTTCAGACATTTTAATTTTCCTAATAGTGAAAGGGGGACCGAAGTCCCCCTCCCATACTCACCTATTGATTAGGTGTTATCTACGTAAGCTACACAGAGTGCTGAGGGACGCAGGATCTTAGTTCCCCACACAAGCATTCCACGAACGATGTCGGTAAACTTGGTAGTAGAACGTAGAGTCTCTACCTTAGTTAGAGCACTTGCAGTAGCTACTGCTGACATATGTCCAGCAATTACTACGTCGTTGTAAGTAGCAATCTGACCAGCAGCAAGAGCATTAGACTTATATAGACTAAAGCCACGTAGCTTACCAGAAGCAACTAGACCATTACGGAGACCACCGTCACCTTGGTTGTAGTCCATGCTCATTAACTTAGAGCTAGAACTTGCAAGCTCTTCGTAGAACATTGGAGATGCTACTACCCAACGATTCTCTTCAGGAATGTCCTGTTCGTCTAGCTTACGTGCGAATCGTGCTAGAATGTCTAGAGGATCGATGTAACCACTTGCTCCACCCTTACCAATCTTGTAGTAACCAGTAGAGGCACCATTGATATCAGTCTGAGTAGAGGTGGAGATATCTGAACCAAATAGATGGTCAGGAGTAGTTGCACTTACATCAGCAATGATGTCTTTAAAGATTGCAGTATCCATTGCCTTTGCAAGCTGAAATGCTGCTGAAGACGCTGCCAGTGACTGCCAGTTAATATGACTGAAGTTTGTTTCCAGATCTTCTACTTCAAACTGGAAGTAACGAGCACGGTCAATAGTTAGTGTCAGTCCTGCTGGCTCAATGGCATCACTCGAAATTGACTGGTTACGTACATAAGTACTGGCTTCAATTACAGGCTCAGTTAGGATGTTTACAGTGTCACCATACTGGCTGATTTCACCATAGTAATCCGTGTTACAAATTGCCTCACCCACTAACGCACGACGAAAGTAAGAAAGAACCTTCTTACTATAAATCTGTGGTAGCCAGTAAGGAGTATTAGTAATGTTACTAAAGTTGTATCCAGCATCACTACTGGACTTTCTGAAAATCGTTTCTGCTATGGCCATTTTATTTACCTCTTAAAAGATTAACGGCGGGATCGCGAGTCTTGTCTGATTCTGCCCTCTAAGAAGGCTTTATCAATTTCGTCTCTATACTTTTCATATTCCATAATTGATAGAGCATCTATTTCAGAGGTGGTCCAGATCTTCTGAGAGGTAGACTGGGGACCAGTGGCATCAGGTCGTGACATTACTGCCATAGATGCATCTGGTGTAGCCTGTCTAGTAGTCCCGGTAATCGGAGGCTCTTTACTGACTCCTGCTTCTAGCTTATATAAATCTAATGCCTTAATTACTAGAGTAGGATCAGTAGTATTTTTGTAGAGCCAGTCTTGAATCTGCTGTGGCTGAGTCTTTGCCCAGTCATGAAATGCATCAGATTCCCTGATATCTACAAAGTCGGGATGCTGTCTTGAAATGACAGCTTCCGCGTTTTGACGGGCTAACTGTAGCTCTTTTATAGTGAGGGAGTTAACCTGTTTTTCAAGTCGATCTAGTTCTGCTTTAGCCATCTCGTGTGCAACAGTTTGCACAACGTCAAACAACTCTGGATTACTTTTCTTAAAGTTCTGTAATTCATCTGGTGTCTTAGGTGGCTTAAACTTTGGTACAGTTTCAAGAAGTTTCTTTTCGTACTCAGTTTCTTTCTGTCGAAATTCGTTAAGCTTACTATCGTAATGCTTCTTTAAATCATCGTACCGCTTCTTGTAGTCAACTTGTGAGTAGACAGGTGTCTCGGGTTCAGGAGTTTCCTGAGTAACCGGGGGCTCTCCTCTCAATGAGCTTACTACAGTCTTTCGTTCTACCTTATAAGCTAATCCATCATTAGCACCAACAATTCCTCGTGGCTTTTCTTCGTAGTCAATCCACGGCTTACGGGCATTATAGGGATTACCTTCGTCGTTGTGTTCTTTCACTTCTTGAATCATCACTTCCTCCTGGGCCTTACGGGTGGCAGAAGGCTACTGTATCGGGATACACGGGGGCCTTAGAGGCGTAGCCGTTCAATATTGTTGCATCATCTCTTGGCGCTTACGTATAGCTTCGCCAGCCTTACCAGCTAGCCCTGACCCCAGCGCCTCTGGGGGCAGTCGTCCGGGCGTAGGTGCTTCCTCAGTCCGAATGAATTTCTTTACTCGCTCTGCGAGTCCTTGAAGAATAGTCTTCTTCTCTTCCTCATTTACGACATATCCACCATCACCAAACTTCTGTTCAGCAGATTTTGTTTGCTCTTGTAGAGCGATAGTGTTGTCATACTCTGCTTCTGCCTTTTCCATTAACTTGCGTAATTTGTCTACACCTAATTGTTTAACAGCTTTAGCAGTAAATATAAATTCTCCATCACTTACCTTAGCAGTAATAGAGTCACTAGTTCCTGTACCTTCTCCAGATACTTCCCCTTCAGAAGTAGCAGTAAATACTTGTTCTACAATTTCTAGAATCTGTGGGTACTGTTCAAATACGTTGATTAAAACTTCTTTCTGTTCTCTAGAAAGAACGTCTTTAGCAGTATCTAGAAAAGAACTTACTACAGCATCAGAGCGTTCTTCTACCTGCTCTGGAGGCATATCTTCATATGTAGATATTCCAGCATTTGGAGGAGGACCACCTACTTCCATTCCCGGAGGAACCATTAATCCTGGTTCAGTCATCGCCATAACTCTCAATCTCCTTTACTAGAGTGTGTAGGTATTGCACCTCTCCCAATTTTTTGTACAGTGAGTTTTGATCTCCATGATGAGATGCCAACTCTTTAAGTGCGTAATTATACTCGCTATTAAAAAGTTTTGCAATACCCTCTTTAAAAAATGCGTTTCTACAAACATCTGCTAATATATCTTTAGATCGAAGCACCTTGTTCTCCTCCCGTTTGTGATACATCATTCTGTGCAAATTCTTCCTGTCCAGGCATGGGAATCTCTCCAGTACCTATAGTACTTCCACCATTACCTGTACTTCCCGTATCCATTCCTGGTAGTTGTTCTGCTGCAGTGGGATCTATATTCATTGCCCCAATAATCTTCGCATACAACATCGCTTCTTCTGGATCTGCAATTACTTCTCGTGGGTCAAGATCTAGAGTCTTAGCAAATTCTTTAAGTACTGTACTCCACCTAATCATTGGAGCAAGCATCTGGTTTGAACCGTTCTGCATAAACATAAGCAGTCGTTGTGATCGTACTTCCTTTTGCATAACACTTGAAGATCCTAGTGGATGTACCTCAAGGTCTCCCTCAATCTGTAAGTCACCCTCGTAGAACTGCATGTTCCAATTAAATAATCCTTTACCTAAAGGCTTTAAAAGATACTCATCAAGATTTCTAATAACTGTTTTAATGTTTTGACTTGCTGCACCCATAAGCATAGACATACCAGATGCAGTACGAGTCATACCAGTAACTCCAGTATATCCGTGACTGTAACTAGGAATACCTGTAGATTCGTCTGCTAATTGGCGGAATCGATCAAACATCGTCATATTATCTGGAGCCGTGTTGGGGAATTTAATTCCATAGATCGCCTGCCCAGGCATTCCAGTATTACGCACAAACTTCTTTCCAGGATAGATAGTATTATCCTGTCCAGGTACTAATGCTGATTCATCAATGTCAAACACAAGATTACCTGCAAGAGCTAGATTATCTACTGCCATACGAATAGAACCATTCATGCCTGACTGCGAATCTTCCATGTTCTCTGCTACACCAACACCAAAGATACTGTACGGATTCTCTTCATATGGAACTACTTGGTACGGAATACGATACGGACGGAACGGATTGATTACTAAACGCAGTAAATGTGATCCACATGTCCATGCATTTACCTGTACTTCCATCAAATCTTCTTCAATAGGTAGTCCAGCCGCTTTAGCTTCCTCTCCAGTAATGATACCCCAATATTCCAATACGGAGTATTTAGTACGTCCTGTAGTACTTTGTTTGTCTTCTGATGTTACTTCGTTATCTAATGCAGTATCAGTATAATTAGGACCATCTTTAATTGCTAAAGCAACTTCATTGATATCAAAATGTGGTCTATCTCCTAATGCTCGTAGTTGTACACGATTAAGAACGTGCTCTTGTATTACGTATTCAGCGTCACTTAGAGTAAGTGCAGAGGGATCAGGATAGAATCGCCAGATAGGTACGTACTCAATGTGTGGAACTTTTCTAGATACTGGTTTATACTTACGGATTCCTTCTACATCTTCCCACTTATCATAGTTCTTATGGATTGTAAATGGTCCTTTAATGATTCCAGTACCTAACAAACACATTTCAAAGATAGCCGCACGTAGTGCTTTAGTTGCTTGAGATTCAATCAACTGATCTTTGATCAATTTATTCATTCGTTCTGCTGCACGCTTTGCAGGTTGGATTACTGGCTCTTTTGGATTAGGATTGTACCCTGTAGTAATCTCACCTTGTGGTACTGCTGCTGCTTCCGACTTGGTATCAAACAAATGTCCAAACGTAGCGCCAGGAGCTAACTGTTTACCGTCACCTTCAAAGCCTACATCAAATGGATTTTCTTCTTCAGTAGGTGGAGTTATTTGTCCACCAATCTGTCCGTACTCAGGCACACCTTCGGGTACTGGAGTCTCCCGTACTTCTAGTGGAAACTCCCCACTTCCAAACAAAATGTCTTCAATCTGCCCAATAGCAGCTACTACTTTAGTTTTAGTAATCTTAATGAAGGCACGACTCTTCTCATGTTCCCCAAAATGAACATCTTTAAAGTACTTACCACGGTAATTATGATATGAAGTACTCCAACGATCTTCATGAATAGTCCTATAGTCTTTAGCAAGATTATATTTACTTTCAATAGCACCAACAAGCTGTGCTTTACCTGGATCTCGTAAGAATGCTTCCTCTAGTGGGGTAAGAGTCTCTTCTTTTGGCTTGTTATAAATCTGATCTGCTCCGTATTCCATTAAAATCTCCTATTAGTACCCGAAAACTGGGTCACTTACTGTGTATTTCTCTCGTTTCAGTGACCACATCATCTCGTAAGAGGTCGTAGTACGTGGTCTAGACATCAAAAGGTACCTGAAAGCGTCATATGCATGGTCTTCCATGTGTGTATCTACGTCTTCTGGGTCATTTTTATCTAAAATTAGACTAGAAAGTTCTCGAATCAGGTTAGTACAGGTACTAAATATCTGTACTCGGGGTCGATCTGAGTCGTGATGTTTACGAAAGTACTCGTGTACCTGTATTTTTCCTGCTCGTCGGTTCTTATCTGCGGGTCTGAACTTCAAATTGTACGGATTTTTGTTAAGGATCTCTCCAATAGTAGGCCCTGCATATCCTGTACGATTAAATACAGAGTGGTCAATGACCCCTGGAACAGTAAGAACCTCCTCCATTTCCATATCACGTATCCGATCTCCTAGATCTTTAGCAGTTAGACCCTTTTCATAAAGCTCTTTGTAGATGATTACAGTACCATCTTGAGGATCAACTGCTCCCCACAGGACACAACTAGGTGCCGAAAACCCATAATCGCACGCCTTAGTGCGAGCCCACCCTCTAGGAATTGAGAACGGTTGGATTACATGGAGGTTCTTCTGAAACTCTGGGAACGCAATTCCTTCTGCTATCTCCCAATCTCCCTCCAGAAGTTGTCGTCGCTGCACTTCTGGGAGAGATTCCAACATCTTCTGGTATCTTCCATCGTTGTACAGATACGGATTATCCCGTAGAGTTGCTGGAATAAATCGTCTAGAGATACCATCGTTACCTACAAACGGTGTTCCGTATGAAGCAGGATCGAGGTATCGTCTCTTAACCCATCCATGTCCTGGTCCTCCAGGGTTTGTAGTACATCTAAGATACACCTTTAGAGATGGGTCAGAGGTACGTAACCGAGATGCTAGGTAGTGCCAAGGAAACTCAGTGGGTAGCTGAGAAATCTCATCAAATCCAATCCAGGAAAAATCCTGACCTTGATACTGGTATACATCTGCATCCTTCTCAAGGTACCCAAACTCTACCTTAGCTCCACTAGGGAAGTTCCAAATCTTCTCAGTCTCTTTGAATTTAGTACCAGGGTACGCTTTTGGATAAAGCTCTCGACTCATGTCGATTAGCTGACGCAGCTCTTTTAGAGAGCGTCTAAGAATCAGTGCTCTGTGTTTGGAGTGATCACAGGACCGCAGTGGGTCCACAATCATTGCTAGAGATTTGCCACCACCTGCTGCTCCTCCGTACAGAACATCTGTCTCTGGTGCAGCGAGGAACGCTGTCTGTGGTCCCTCGTTCGGTTGGAACGCTACTTCATGTTGGTACTGTTGTCCAAGCTTGACATCTTCTGCTGCTACAACTTTAGTTTTCTTACTTTTAACAACTTTCTTTACTGTCTTTGCAGCTTCTTTTATCTTCTGACTAGCTGCTGCAAGGTTCTCCCTTCCCTGTTGATTAGACCTTGCTCTACTTACCTTCTTTGGTAGGTACGGTTTAGAAGATTTACGTTCGTTGTAGTTACCAAACTTGTACTCAAGAAGTCCTGTGTACCACCTCTGTACTGTAGGATAGTTTACGTTGACTCTTGCTTCTCGTTGAATCCAGACAGGAGACTGCCGAATAGTCAGTGCTTTAGTGTCCAG